GTAGGAACCGTTGGTAATCTGACTGGACAAACTTCATATGCTTCTGGTACTGCTGGTGATCTTGCCGGTACTGTAACCTCGGCAAATGTCCTTACGGTAACCGCCGGTGGTGCAGGTTCTACGGCAATCGGACAATTCGTTTCCGAAATCACTGTGATCGACTGAGGTTAAATACCAATGACTAGATTACAAGAAGCAATCGGTTTAGGGTTGATTCTTGGTGCAATTCATGGTTTGGTGCAACCAGCGTATTCAGTTCCGGTTGTGCCAAACTTCACACAGGGCTCAATGACGAGTTCAACTGAAACAAAATCTAAAGTAGTAGAAACCATCAATTCGATGGATTATAACACTGGTTATCAATATTCTGCTACAGGAAGTGGAATTACAGCATCAGGTAATCTTTCACCTGGAACTGGAACAAATACAGTAACTATTGACGGAGTGACTTCAACATGGACAGGTGTGACAAGCAAACCATCCTTTACACAAACAAATCCAGGGGCAGCATTCCAGTTCACGGAAACTTATCAAGGTCCAGGTTTAAGCAACCATACGATTATCCAAAGGACGACAGAAGTAGAAAGTATAACAACTACAACAAGTATCTTCTCCCAGTAGTCTTATGTCTAACAAGTATTGCGAATGCCCTACCTGCAAGTGCGGAAGTCGGAGGTGTAAGTGCGACTGCTGCGCCTGTGGCGAATAGTTCAGGCTCAGTCACTAATCAGGCAATCCAGGTTTTACAAGGCCCATATATCACTAATACTTACGGCGGAGGGATTCAGTGTCAAGGTCCCACCATGAACTTTACGCCATATGTAACAGGAGCAGTATCCGCCCAGAAACCATTTCAAGGTGAATACTATGATAATGTTTATGACATGAGAGATTTGTCCGGAGACTTTGATGATGATGGAAATGCAATCGGGGATGGCGCACCAGACAATCCTGGCGATATTTTATATAAAGTTCCGGTAAGAACAGGACAGAAAGATAATTACAATTTAAGTATCGGTTTCTCTATGACGTGGAGTAGTCCATTAGATAAAAAATTACAAGATCAATGTAAAGAAGCAGCAGCGGCAAACATTGATTTAATGAGACAGGCAGCAGCAAATAAGAGATTAGATTTTGAGATCGCCAGACTTAAGAATTGCGGACAACTTATAAAGGAGGGAATAACTTTTCATCCAAGAAGTCCTTATTATAAAATATGTGCCGATGTAGTAGTTAATAATGTAAATCATATCAAACCACACGTTCATACTATTCCTCCAGCATCAAGGAAAGCAGAAGACCTTGGTGGTGCTATCGAATAATTACTTCTTCATATTTTTCATAATTCTGATTGCCTGAGATAGTTCTCTCTGAACTTCTTTCCTCTCAGACACACTCAAAATTTTTTGTTTTTTACCCAACTTGGCAGTAATTTTTTTAATTGTTTTCTTTACCAATGGTTTTACTACCTTAAGTAAAAGGTCTGCCACTGGTTTTGCCAGCAAAGCAGATGTGGTTGCTACAGCAGCAATACCGGCAGTTGATGCTACGACTTGTGGTGCTGGCAGATACTGCTCTGTAAACGGGATTGGTTCGTAAAGAGTTACACATATCTGCTGACCATTTACAGTCTGCAACTCAAACCCAGAAACCCTCTCCTTCTTATTTTGTGCTACATCACCAATCCTAGGTGCATTAGGACCAGGACAGGGCACCTCTTCCTTCTCTTTTTTTGGTATAGCATCTTTAGGAATCTCCGGTATTCCCGGAACTTCTGGTGCCTTATAAGGAGGAATGGGTGGTTTGGGAGTTGGTAGTTCTACTTCCTCATTGAAATTTATTGGATTAAAAGATGGTATCTGTCCATCACAAAAAGTCAGAACACCCCTTTGATCATCATCTACAATCTGATTATTCTTTGCGTTCTTTGTCTCGTGTGCCTCAACACAACCAGGAAGATCCACCACAGGAAATCCTATCTGAACCGTAACAGGAACAGAACTAGGAATTGCTTGTGGTGGTTGCATTAAGTAATCAGGAACCCGTGGAACATCCACAGATCGGATTATAATTTCAGGAATTTCTGCCATCAATCATCTTTAAAAATACCAGCAAGTCCACCGAAGAAGTGATAGAACATTACATAAAGAAAGAATCTATTATCACCCTGAGGTTTAGTTCTTCTTCTAGGTTTAGATACAGTCATATCAATATAATAACTGCATTATATATCAACATTCATAGAATTCTCAGAAACCAGGCAGTCCTCCACCATCAGGAATAGCACCACCTGTTACCTCAGGCATCTCTGGCATAGCAGCATCTAACATTCCAGGAAGTGCTCCTGCGATTGCTTCTGTTGCAGCCTTTGTGATTCTTTCTTTAGCACTTTCAATCATTGCATCTTTGTTAAGATATACATAAGCACCACCAGCAACGATGGCACCAGATATAGCAAAAGACGCAAGTGCGAGTACATTGATTACTTTCTGCATTAGATTAACGTACCTTTGGTACGACGAATTTCTCTTAGTTCTTCGAAGTTTTTCTGTTTTGTTCCTCCGTCATATGCCCAAGCATATCCTTCCTCAATCATCAATTCGTTAAGTGAAAGTTCTGCATCTCCGATATATAACCATCCGAGAAGTCTACCGTACTTACCGACACCACCAACAAGCTCAGTACGAATAACAAGATCGTCATCCCCAGCAATGGCACCATCCAGTGCCTCCTTGAGCCAATTCGTTGCTTCAATTCCCAACTCCTTTTCCTCTAGGTCTCTGGTCCTTTTCTCCGGCGTATCAACGCCTGCAACTCTAACTCTTTCTTTCTTATATAAATCAAACCCAAGATCAATGGTGACATCAATAGTATCGCCGTCAACAACACGGTTGATCTCAATCACTCGAAAGTTGTAGCAGGACTTCCTGCTGGGTGGAACCATTGCTCCCATAATTGACCTCCTGTGCGTTTAATGCATCTGCTATTCCAACAATAGTTATAAGAGCAGTGATGACGGCGCTAGCACCCCAGACCTTCTTCTCAAGATTGCGAACTCTCTCCTTCAGTTCCTTCGCTTCCTTCTCCGCATCCTCTATTCTGTGAGTCAGGACTGCTAGCATTTGATCCTGATCCGCATCCTTCTGGTTGATTTGATCCGACATCGTTCAGTTCATCATACCTCAATATATAGACAATAACGTAAAAAACACTAGCAAGGAGTATTATCAATATCCAGATAATACTCCAGGTTACATCGTTTACATCACTTAGAGGTCTCAATACCAAATTCATCACAGTCCTCCATTATTGTTGCCATTTCAGCACCTATTTCTCCACCTTTATCTTGACCAAACATTGCTAACCATCCGGCAGCAACCCACCCAATATATGGAATACCAGTAACAAATGATGCTGCAGAAGAACCAATACTAGCACCGACTATTCTCCCGGTCGATTCTCCACCACCTGCCGCCTTTATACACTCTTCTCTTTTTGCACTCAACTTTCCCCCAGCACCTCCACCCGTGTTACGGGCATGATCCATAGTATATTGTTCATAAGTAGTAACCTCCGATTTACCACCTATTCCCAAAAAACCATTAGATTTTCTAATGTCTTTAGTAGTGGTCATAATCTTTGGATCATTACCTTTATATTCAATTGTATAACCATCCTTACCTGCACGAATGACATAAGAACTATAATCATTCAAAGGCAGATCAATTTTGGGTATCTGAGTTCGATTCATCAGATGACCCAAAACTCCAATATGAGCAACACCAAACAATGTTCCCACTGTTAGTGCTGCCCACTTAAACCTAGATGGTTGGTCTGACTGGGGGTTCTCCATCATTTTGTCCTGCGATTTTGATTGGTGCTTGCTCAATCCTAATCGTTTGAGCAGGGGCAGTTTGGGTTGCTCTTTCAATTAACTTCTCCATATCAGCCTTGCTGACACCACCAGCAGGGGAACCACCATTTCCATTTTTACTCTTGGCAGTCTGGACGCCGAACGTCGCTAAAACGCCTGTAAAAACGGAGGCGATAAATGTCGGATCGATCTTCCCTTGTGGGAAGTTAGGAATGGTTACATAATTCAAAGTCAAAATACCACCTGACCAGATAAGGATACCCAGTCTCACAAAGGTGGAAACGATAGCAAGTTGTTCTTCAGAGTCCTCTGCTTTTTCCTTTAGTTTTCCGAGGGGACCTTTCTTTTTAGGTTCTTCCTTCTTTACCTCAGGAGTTTTGACTTCTTCTGGCATGTGTAGCAGGCATGGCTCTGCTATTTATGGTTGAAGTAAATCTACAGTGATGTTTGTATGTTCTAGTTGATTAAATTTTTGACAGAGAACAGAACTAGATTCGTGTTCCCATTTATGATAAGTCGTCTTTAGTTTTTGAGTGTAATCAGGACTGTCGCACATCTGCATTTCCTT